AATCAAGGATTAGGCGTAATTTTGGGCGTGTCGTTAGTCCTTTTTAGACTGAAAGGCCATTTCTAAAATGAGCTGGTCAAGCCTCTGTTCAATTCTTGAAACCTGATCCTTGAGGCTTTTGCCACTATTCGGAGTAAGCTCGCGCATAATTGATTTGACCATAAAGCGCATCGACGAATAGACGGCAGTCAACATTGCCAAAACTAAGCCTATAACTGCTGTCCATTCGCCTATCGTCATTTGCGACCATAAACCTTGTCGTTAGGATTTAACCAGCGCATAAGTACCGGCAAGATAGCTGCAACGCCAGCTGACAAAATTGCCTTTGGATCTGTTACGCCGGCCAAATAGACCGCAAGACTTGCCGCAATGAATGACCTGGCATAACTTGCCAGCATTGGCTTCAATTCTTTCATCGTTTTTTCTCCTTAGTGGTGGCCTTTGGTAGCTCTACTACAGGGAATTCTCCGGCATATTCAACGTATTTTGGCCGACCAAAACCGACTATTTCTTTGCCTAGGAATCGCTCTTTTATCATGACCATTCCGCCGTTGCGCTGATCTCCACTGCCTGACGTATTGCCCTCGATACATAGAACGCTCTTTAGCCCAACCTTAACGACAATGCCAATGTGACTTACTCGATCTACGCCGTCATGCGGAAAGTCCATAAAGCATAAATCTCCTAGCTTTGGCACTTCAGTCCAGCGGCCAAGATCCTTTATTTTTTGTGCGCCTAGAGCTGTACTAACCATGCTTGGAATCTTGACACCGGCTTCATTAGCGCACCAATTAACGAAAGAACCGCACCAAGGCAAACCGTCGGCCTTTGTAAATTTGCCGTACTTGGTTAGATTCTCGCCCTTTTCGACTGTGCCCACTTCTACCAGTGCGACTGCAATTACAGCTGCGGCTGTGCCTTGCGGATAAATCATTGTAGTAATAATGCAGCTTCTTCGGCAGTCATACCAAGACGATTTAATAGCGCAGCCTTAGCCGATGCCGTAGTTGCTTCTTGCTTTCTAAAAGCTACTAGTTGTGCTTCATCGGCTTTGTATTGTGCAAATTCTGCATCTGTCATTTCTCTATCGATGATTTGATCTGTTTCGGTATTGTGTATTCTTACCATTGGTTTGCTCATTATTTGACTCCATAGATAAAGGCTGTGCCGCCGCTAAAACTTCCTGAATTGCAAATAAAGCTGACAGAACTAAGTGCAGCTGTGCAATCATACATTCCGTTACTTATTGTTTGTCTCATGTCACCACTTGGCCCATTTACAGACGAATGAGATATTTGCATGAAATCAGTGCTGGTAGGATTAAAAATTTCCATATTGACAAAGCCTAATGTTTTTGAATCTGTATTAACTGTGTCTGAACCTTGAGTAAGATAGAAGTAACTTGTAGTTGTTGCATTGACAACGCTGTTGACGCCGGTTCTAACAGTTGCAAAAGAATAATTGTTTCCAGTATCTCCATTGATTCTAAACTGAATAACACTATTAGCAGTTTGATACACGCCTTGTAAGTAAATCTTTAATTTGGTGTAGCCGGTCACTGTAACGCTTATTGTTGTAGTGCTCCCGGAAAGTGTTGTTCCTGATCCATTAAGAAGAGTCATGCCACCTGATGAGGGCGTGGCCCAAGTTGGAACGCCGCCGGCAACTGTAAGCACTTGGCCCGTTGATCCGATACCTAGACGTGTGTTTGTGTTTGACGTTGAGGATCGATAAGCAATATCTCCAAGAGTTGTTTCTGGATTAAGAGCTTTGAGAGATGTATCGACTGGCTGACCAAAAGCGGCAAAGTCGGCCGGTAAGTCTGTAACTAAATCGGTTGTGGTTGGCATTGGCCAGCCGTAGTTTGTTGTTGGATTAGCCATTTATTGTCCTTTCAATTATGAGACGATTGTCGCATATTCCCACGTCAAGGTCGGCGACACGCTTGCCCACGTTTCGTTGATTGGCACATCATTCCAGCGCATTGCTTGGAGTGAATATGCCAAAGGTGACATAAGCAAGGTGATTGCTAGCTCGTTGTAGCTGGCCCTGAAGTTATAGCCTTCGACAAAGCCCTGGAAAGTACCGGCAGCCATATTTATCGGCAAGTCATTTAAGGCTATTGGCTGGCCCATAAATACATTGATGAGACTGTCTCGATCACCATTGTCTAGCTCTGGATTGGTCAAAGCATAGGTAATTGAGTCGAAGGTTGCCCGTGGATAGGCTCTAAGTGCCAGGTAAAAAGCGGCTTGAGAATCCGCGTCTGCCTGGTGTTTTATAGTTGTACTGATGATTTGAGCTAATTCTCCATAAAGGCCGATTGACGCTTCATCTCTGTCGCTGACTTCGCTGCCGCTACTAATCCCATATTTTATTGTTACGTCATTGCGGACGTCGCCAGCCCTAGTTTTAATTGTTATGCCTTGGCCTAGCGCTTGATTGGCTGTAAGATCCGTGTAGCCGTTAGCAGATAAATAAACTGTTCTATGTGTTGAGTCCGCATAACCAATAAGGCCGTTAGCGTCCTCGTAGATGTAGCCTAGGCCGGAAGTAGCTAAGGCGGATACAAGGTCATAAATAACAGTTCGTGATGAAGAGCGCTGTGCCAGCTCATAATTGCCAGGCGTGTCAATCTCGCCCAATCCTGTGTTTTCCGCGTTAGCCCAAGTTGTTGTCGGATTATAAGTTGCCCATGTTAAAGCCGCCGGTACTTGTTGCCATTGCGCAAAGAGCACTTGACGCAGAATCGTCTCTATTTGATTGCCGTCAAAATCCTGTGTCAAAACGCCGTCTGTTAAAGACTTTTGCAGCCTTGCCAAAGCGCCCAAGGCAGTAATTGTCACCTCTTGCGTGTACGCGCTTGAGCCGACCTCTGACACGCTTACAGCTATGTCCACGATTGAGCCGCCAAAGATAGGTTTATAGACGGCCGACGTGTCCTGCACCTCAACTGACAAGGTGTCGTTTATCTCGTAGTCAATGGCTGCCTGATTAAACACAATGAGCGTAAGCGAGCAATAGCCTGCCTGCGCCTGCTCATAGATATTGGTGCGGCCTGACGTAATGTTGAGACTAGCCAAAACTGAATCAGTGACGTCTACGCCTGAAATCTTAACTCGCCATACCGGCGCCCATTGCGTCATGTGCGAGCTAGTGCAAAGGCATTTGCTCCGCCCGTGCCCCTATAAAATGAATCGTTTAATGTATTGACAATAGTGCGAGCTGTGCCTTCGGAATCTAATGCGCCGTTGACTGTCACGTTTATTACAGGCGCTCCACCACCGCCGGCCATACCTGCGCCGCCTAAGCCGCCATAATTACTTGATCCGGTATTGATTGCTCCACCGAAGTATTGATTACTCATGGCAGCACCGGCCGCCGCCGCTGCCACGCCGCCACTGGTTACACTAGATCCTGATCCACCTGACACGTTAGGCACACTGATAACTGGCACTTGAGAAGTTGCCGTGACACTAGGCACTGAAACCGTTGGCACGTTAATAGTAGGCGCTGAAATCTTTGAAACGTTAGGCAAGAATGGCACTGAATTGTAAAGGCCAATTAAGGCATTGATACCGGCTACAGCTCCATTGATGAGCACGTTAAGTCCGCCTATGACTGCGCCGATTACGTTTATTACACCGCCGGCGATTTCGCCGACCACCTTAAACGCACCGCCTAATACGTTGACTAACACAGGCACAACGTACTTCTGAATAAATCCTATAAATAACTCAAATTCTGCTTGGTTATCTTTGATTGCGTCTGTGATTGGTTTGAAGAAATCTGCAAATTTGCCCAAGGCTGGCACGACTTGATTTACTATAAACTCAACTAGGCTTTGGATTATAGGTAGCAAGCGAGCGCCTATTGATTCTTTGGCCTCGTCAAATGTGACCTTCAGAATCTCAAGGCGGCCGGCAAATGTTTTGGAGTTAGCGGCAGCTGCTCCGCCAAAGAGATCCGATAGTTTGCCTTGGACTTCGGTGAATGACATGGCCTTTAATTCCGCAGAAGATAGTCCAATGCCTAATTTGCCCAGTGCAGCTGTGTTGCCGTCATAAGCCTTGCCTAGACTGTTGGCCACACTGTCAAGGCCTTTGCCTGTTGCTTGGCTAATATCGAGCGCCAGGCTAAGAAGATCCTGTGCCTTTGTAACGTCACCTGTGGACAAAGCAAGCCGCGACAAAGCTGGGCGCAGCTTGTCATCGGCCACGCCTGTTGCAAGTGATGTTTTAAGTATCTGTTTTTCAACAGCCGAAATCATGTCATTTGTTGCGCCGGTGGCATTTTTTAACGATGTGGCAAGTCGTATCTGTGCAGCCTCGTCCTCGATTGCAGCCTTGACGCCGTCGACTGCAAGCTTTACGGCGTAAGCGCCAGCGGCAGCACCAGCTGCGGCAAAGGCCAGACCAGCCTTCTTGCTAAATTCTCCAAGCTTGCTACTAGATCCTTCAACGTCATTGTTGGCGCTGTTTAATGATTTTTTGAGTTGGTCGACGTCGGCAAGTATTGAGAGCTTGAGCGTTCTACTCTGTGCAACCATTAGAACTCCTTAAGAATCTTTTCAAAGGCATTTTCCCACTTAGCAATGATTTCTGGCTGAATGGCGCGCAAGGTTGGATAAATAAACCAGCCGTTAGATCCTCGACCTTTTGGCCCTGACCCTGACCAGATTGGGAATTGTTTGTACTTGTTAGATCCAAACTCGTTGCCGCCCCAAAGCTCTTTTGTAGTGCCACCGCCTGAAAACTTTTGGCCGGCAAAGCCAAAAGATAACTCGCCTATCTTTGAGGATTTGGAAACCTTAGATCCGCGAGCGATTCTTTCAGCTGCGCGGCCTCGGGCGGTGGCAACGCCCACGATTTTATCTTGAGCAAATTCTGCCAAAGCGCCCGAAGCGGCCTTGGCTTGGACTGTGGCCTCCTCGTCCATAGCCTTGAATGCACCTAGGACGCGGCGTAGGTCTGCCTTGTCATAGGCAATTTCAACGCTGTCCGCCATTTTGCTTCTCCAATATCTCAAGCGCTGTGTAAATCTGCTCCGCCGTCTGCCATTCGCTCATCGGTATCCCAGTGGCCAAAGCTAAATCCACCAAGATTCGATTTACGCTTCCGGCGGCGTAGCTTTTGGGAGAACCTCACCGACTGTCACGTCTGCGACTGTCTCGCACCAAATCTCAAAGCCCTTGACTGGCTTGCCACCGGCTTCTCGCTTCATTGCATTCCACGCAAGAAAGAGAAGATCTGCAATGCCAATCTTGTCTTGAGCTTGTGTAATGGTCTGGCCTGTTTTGTTCTCCCACTTTGCCCACTCTGGCGGTTGCGCGGTATATGTACCGAACTCGCCTGATGTGTATTCGATTGTGATTGGTAGTTTCATTTTGATGTGCTCCCGTTTCTAGTGCTATTAGGTGATTGTTAAGACTGGTGTTGAGGCGCAAAGCATTGCCCATGAATCGGTTTGTGCGTCTGGTGCAGCTCCTCCAGCTGTCGGTGCTACTGGAAACGCTGTGCCGGCAAAGCTTGCGCCTGTTGCGCTGACTAGCGTAAAGGCTAAAGCTGTATTTGGCGCGCTTGTGAATGCTGTCCACATGGCTTCAAACAGTGATCCTGAAGCGCCCCAGTCGGAGAGGAGCTCTAGATTAAGTGTCCACTGATCGTCAATGTGCTTGTAAGCCTTGCCGTCTAGTGTTTGGTAGGTGGTAATTACAGGCGCGTTGACCAGTGTGACTGACGTGGCTTGCGCGTCA